ACGGCCCAAGAGAATATCCACCTGGTTGCGTAGGTTGCCAATAGATAACTTACCTAACCGATTTTTAACTGCCCGGCGAATATCCTCGGTAACACCAGCACCAGGCAAGTTGGAGAATAAGTTGCCTAAATCTTTACTTAGTACGGCGATATTAGTAACCAAGCCTGAGATTGAATCAGCAGCATTGTCTACCTTGTCGATCAACTTATCCATACCACCGGATGAAGTGCCAAGCGCAGATACTAAAGACTGGCCGATCTGTTCGCTAGCCTGTTCGGCCGCGATCTTAAGGCGGTTAAGTGAACCCTGGTATGAGTCAGCCGCCTCTTTAGATTGTCCGGCGTATTGCGCCGCGATTAACTTCTCAATCTCTAAATACGATTTTGAGGCCAATTCGGCATTAGTTAAACCCAGGTTTAATTGCTTTAGGCCCTTGTAATTACCCACATACGCTTGGCTTAATATCTTAGTTGCCGAGGCTAAATCCATACCCGTACCGGCGGAAATATCCAACGCGGTGTTTAGCAGTGACTGGGCTACGGTTGTCGATCTGGTCTGTTGAGCCAGTTCAATAAAGGACGGTTGTAGCTGATCTCGGTTGATTCCTGTAGCTCGTTCAACCGCATCGATATAACCTTCGGCCTCTGCCGTTGCGAATGAGAAGCCTAAGTTGCGTAAAGCGGTATCGAGGCGCCTGGCTTCGGCTATCTGTTCACCGTATGCCGATACAGCCTTCTTTGAATAGCTCAATAGTGCAGCCGCGCTAAAGGTTACGCCTAACGTACGGCCCAGGCCTTTGACGGTTTTACCAAAGGCATTGATCTGCTTCTCGCCTTTGGTGAGCGCTTTGCCATTCCATTCGGCTGCGGCGGTAACTAATAGATTAGGTAGATTGGCCATTATGCAGCCTTCCCATATCGGCCCTGGTTAAAGTTTTCAATCGTTTTTAGGATGGCCATTACGACCGCATCCTGGGCCTTGCCCCGGTCCTCTTTCCAAGCTCTAAAAATCATACGGCCACGCTCGGCTTGTTTGTCACCGTAGAGCGGACCCATTCGGCTGATAAAGTGAGCACCAGCGCCAGGATTGTTTGAGCGGCTATTAGGGTCTCCGCCTGGATTCTTACGGCCAGCGGTTTCATAGATTGAACCGGCAGCGGATTTGTTGGCTACATAATACAAAGCTTGCCAACCGTTGCGATTACGCTTGCTCGGTGCCTGTGAGTAATAGATACCCTTCTTGGCAAGTTCGGCATCGTACAAAGGGAACATACGCAAGCGGCCCTCAGTGTTAAAGGTTCTAAACATAGAATTACGTGCAGTAATTTGTTTACCGCGTGAGCCCTCGGCCCACATATAAAGATTGTCTGGTTGTGGTGAAGGCGCAAAGCCGCGAGCCTTATCCCGGATCGGAATCATAGCTGCGCGGACTTCGGCGTTCATCTCTTTCAGCATTTCGGGATCAACCTTGCGGAGCATTTTAACCGTTTCGCGTACGCCTTTTAGAGCGACTGGCATTTTCGGCCTCCTTGGCTTGATCGTTTAATACCTGTATTAACGTGTCGTACATAGTTCTATCGAGATCCAATATCGCTTGAGGCGCGACCCCGAGCCGTATAGATAACTGGGCTATCTGGTACGTCCGGGTATCGCGCCCTAGCTTAAAGGTTGCTCATCGTATAAAACGTTCACCTCTTTTAATGAATCGAGGAAATCAACGCCGAACATCTTTACTGTCTCGCCTGATGCCTTTAGACATTCCCAAGCCAGGTAGTAGAGATCGCCCTGCTTTTCATCCTCGCGAAAGGCTTTATGAAAGCCCTTCTTTGTATGTAGCTCGAACAGGTACTCAATACGCGGCGTAATGTCGTGCTCACTAACCTCGCCTGTAGCCCTTGTTATTTTGAGTCTGTACATAGTGTGCCCCTTGTCTAGTTGGTTATACGGTTGTGTCTACAACGATTGGAGAGTTGCAGGTAAAAGTGATCGACTGGGTTGAGATATCCCCGACGGCTCCGTTGATGTCTGTGGTGTTGTTTACCAGAATCGTTGTCTGATATTCCGGATTGGTTGCCGAGATAGTTGCGCTTGTTTGCTTTAGCGTTAAAGGCACTGTAGTACCCCAGGCACCTTGCAAAGTCTGCAAAACTTCGGAAGTAGCTGTGTCATTCAGAAAGTCCAGAGTCACGGTGGAGGTCTCCAGGCCCTTAGTAAAACGTCTGCTGGAATCTCCCATCGCTGTGACTTCGAGCTCCTCAAAGACTCGGTTAATTGTTGCGCTTGTTACGTGATCGGAAAGGTCTACCGAGTTAAGGGTTACGACCACTCCATTTGATAAGAATACGGCCATCGCCTATTCCTCGCTTTCGGTTGTTGGTGTTGGTGTTGGTGTCTTTGCTTTTGCTACTTTGACCGGTTCAGGCTCGTCTACGATCTGCCCGATCTTTCGCAAAAACTTTAGATCGTCCTCTGTGTATGCCATTGTCAGCTCCAGCTCGTGAGTATTGAGATATTGAAATCGGCAGTTAGCAACGTTCCACTTTGTACCTCAAGTACTGATGGAGCCGACATACTGCCAATATTCATAACGATATTTGATGAGGCTAATTTATTAAACACAGCAACGGCCAAGGTCTCGATGCCGTTCAAGTTCCCCTGGTTGTCGAACAGAGGCACCGTCATAATAATTTTTAGGTTAGCAAGCGGCGCAATAGTCGCGTATGTATTATTACTTGGCGTAATGTAATTATCCGCCGGGGCCACGATTACAGAGTTGGCCGTGATCGTTGGCGGTGGAAAGCTAAAGGTATTCCAAGCGTTCGGGTTAGCCAAAGCGGCGGCTACCGTAGCTCGTAAAGTTGTAATAGGTGCGGTCATCAGCTACCCGATCATACTGTTTGGATTTTGGTACCCGGCGATGAGGCCTCTGATCTTGCCGATCATTGAATTACCCATCCGGTACGGTGAGGGACTGAATCCATCGATTGATACCCCACCGGTCTGACTGACCTGGCGAGCTTGGAATATGTCTACAGCCAGAATCATCGCGGCCTCACGTACAGCCGGGGTTGTCGCGTAGCTGTTTGTCTTTGTATCCACGCCCTCGGCCTTGCCGTATGGAAGGACCCGGCTAAAGTTAATATTGGAGTTGGTCTTGGCGAATTGGATGAAGCTATAACCAGCCGGCCAATTCCAGGCGTAGTTATTCCAAACGATCGACGGGATTAAATTAGTAGTACCGGCGCTCCAAGGCATCGTTCCCGTGATTGTGTACGTACCGTTAAAGCTTGAGCCGCATCCACTCAAGGTTACGCTTTGCCCGGTGCTAAATATAGCCGGGTTAGCGATCATTACTGTCGCCACATTATTCTGCAAAGTCGTACCTACAACCGGCGCGGAATCAAACCATAAAAATTGATTTAGGAGATCCTGGGCAGTTTGGCAGCACGTCTCAACAATATCTGACGAATAAAGCGCATCGATTCCAAGGTTGGCTCTTAGCTCTGCCTCGGTTACGTACGTTGCCGGCACAATGATCTCCTTAGTTAAAAAGGCCGGTAGGGCTCAAAGGGCTAAGAGCCCTACCGACTATTAGGGTTTGCTTATGCCTTTAGGTAACGAACGATACCGTTAGGCATTTTTGCGATTGTTGCCATAAATCCGTAGATCGCTACCTGAACCTGTAGGTTAGATACTACGTTTACTGACATATACGCTTGAGGTGAACGGTAAACAGTAAACGCCTCAGGTGCCAGAATGATTGCTGAACCGTCGTCTACTGTTGTCTCTGTAAAGTTCTTGTCTACGTATAGATCAAGTCCTAGTACGTTACCGCGAATAGACTGAGGGCCTACCTGTCCGGCTGCGTTCATTGGTTGGATAGCGTTATAGATAGGTCGCTTTGTGGTATCTGTCGCGCCCATCAATAGCTGCCATTGTGCAGCGTTACCGATGTAGTTCTGAGCAAAATAGCCTGTATTTTTGTAGATGGTTGCTGCTGCTTGTGAAGTGTAAGCAATAACTCCATCGCTGTCGGCTGTAGTAGCTGTTGCAGCTGTACTAGCTGATAACAAAGCTGCTACTACTGTTGTATCAATAGTAGTTAGGTATGCGTTCTGTAGTTGCTGAGTTAGTTCAGCGTAGAAGTTTGGATCTGAACGCTCTAGGAGTTCTACTGAGATCGTATTCATACCTGCGTACTTGTTTACTGTACCTGTTAGGTATTCTGTAACCATACCTGTATTAGATACGGCTCCAGCTTCTGCCTCTACTGTGACGGTCGGCGCAACGCCTGAACCGCCACCAGCTGAGGTAACGAGTGATGGGACATTTATGGTCATACCGCTGGAGGGCAAAACTCCCTGACTGCAGGCATCAATGGCCGGTGTTCCAAAACGAGTATTAGTTACGAACTCTGTTAGGTACTGAGTTGGATTAAATGCTGGGTTAGTTGAAAAGCTATCGTCTGCGGCAGTTACATAAAGACGAGACTCATCGCTACCTAATGCAGCTTTGATCTTGTGCTCTGTGTATGTTGCCATAGAAGTAATTGGTGTACGGACTCGCTGCGAATCCAATACTGAGGGACGAATGATCTTACGAGCGGCTTCGACTTTTTCAGCCTCGACCGGTGTATCTACCGGAGTCTCCTCCGGTGTATTTTCTGGGGCTGTAGTCACAGCTTCCTCGC